GATAGGGATGGGTCAGCACCGTTAAGAAAACGAGTGAGCGAAAATCTGTCAAAATACTCAGATGAAAGGGTTGCGCTCATCAAGGATGCTGACGTTAAGGGGTTTGCAAATGACGCAAGAGCAGTAATTGAGAACATGACCCCACTAAAATATGACGATGTTTTGAAATTGTACGATGTGACGGACATAAGCCCAAACGTGGCTTTTGACTTTGCGGCAGCATGGAAGCAACGAGATGTCTATGAACTTTTGCATAAAATTGGTGTTACCTTAAAATCAAGGCCAACGCATAAGAGCGCATTCGCAGGTATGCAGGACACGTTTGAAGCCGGAACGGCTGGCAAAATAAGAATATCCTTTGGGCATGGGGAAAAGTATTACAAGGACAGGCTTCGGGCTGGGCCTAAACATAAAGAAGGCCGAAGAACCTTCGGCTACGGCTCGACGGCAGAGGCGTTCGCCAACTGGTTTGAGGCGTATGCAAGCCCAAACAAAGCAGATTATCAGATGTTTCAAATGCTATGGCCGAGAACTTCGCGGTCATTTGAAAAGATGTTGGAGGCATATGCAGATGGTTGATGACGAAACCAAAGTCTTGATGGAGTATCAATCTAAATTCGGGGACTTGCCGGATAGCCGAAGGATGTCAGACGATGCGCTGAGGGATATTGTGGAGTTGTGTCAGATGGCGATTGATAGGGGTTCAAGGTTGACAAGAAACGATTTGAAGTTGTCGGGAGAGGTTCCGATTGACGCGCTGTCTTGACGACTAAGGCGACACCGCCTAACCTACCATCACAAACTGACCTCCCTAAACTAGGCCGCCTTCGGGCGGTCTTTTTTTGTGCCATCGCCCATACTTTGCAACTTTGCAAAGGTGTGTTATACAGTTTGCAAAGGCCGTCGTGAGACGTCCGAAGCCCTTAGATGGAGCCTTTACATGCTGCGAAGCTACTCGCGCAAAGACGGCGGCGAACCGCTCGAAATCAAGCTGGCGCACGGGCTGACGATCAAGTCCGAAGGCGAGAGCGACGACTATCTGACAATCTCAGGCTATGGGTCAGTCTTTGGCAACCGCGACAACGGCGGTGATATTGTCATGCCCGGCGCTTTCAAAGAGTGCATCGCATCGGGTCGCAAACCCAAGATGCTTTGGCAGCATGACGCAAGCCAACCCATCGGCGTTTGGGATGAAATGTCCGAGGACGAAAACGGCCTGAGGATGAAGGGCCGAGTTTCCAAGAGGGGCAAGGGCGGCGAGGTCGCGGACCTTATCAAGATGGGCGCTATCGAAGGGCTTTCCATTGGATACCGCACCCAAGAGTACGAAATGGACCGCGAGAGCGGCAGTCGTAAGCTGACCAAGCTGGACCTTTGGGAAACCAGCGTCGTCACGTTCCCGATGAATGAATTGGCTGGCATCTACGCGATGAAGGCCGATGAGATTACAGAGCGCGACCTTGAACGCGCTTTCAAGAATATGGGCCACAGCAACCGCATGGCAAAAGCTATGGCGTGTGGCGCATGGAGGGCAAGGACCGACGTTCTACGGGATGTAGACGGGTCCGATCCTGAGCAGGCTCAACGGGACGTTGACGAACTCAAAGCACTCTTGACCGAAACACTGTCAAAAATGGAGGCTCACACATGAGCGATCTGGCAGAGATCAAAGGGCTTGTTGAGAAGATCAACCCGACCCTGACCGAGCTGCGCGGCGAAATCGACGCGCTGAAAGCATCGGCACCAACTGACGTTGTGACCGAAGAAAAGCACCAGCGCATGGCTGACGACATCACAGCCAAGCTGGCAGACATGCAGGCGAAGCAAGCCAAGCTGGAAGCGGCGATGAACCGTCCCGGCGCTGGCGAAGGCAAGGGCATGGACGGCGAACTTGAGCAGAAGCACAAGGACGCTTTCCGTCAATACATGGCAAACGGCACCCTGCCGGACGGCTTCAAGGCCGGGTCCGAGGGCATCGAAGTCAAGGCCATGTCTACCGACGTGAACCCGGACGGCGGCTATCTGGTGCGCCCGGAACTGTCCAACACCATCATGACGCGCGTCTTTGAGACATCCCCGGTTCGGCAGATTGCCAACGTGGAGCGCACCGGCGCGAAGTCCATCGACATCCTGATTGACGATCAGGAAGCGGCGGCGCGTTGGGTCGGCGAAGGCGCATCGGGCGGACAGACTGACACCCCGCAACTGGCGCAGAAGGTCATCGCGGCTCACAAGATCGAAGCTGACCCGCGCATGACGACTGAGATGATCGAGGACAGCTATCTCGACGTCGAAAGCTGGCTTGCTGGCAAGGTGGCAGACAAGTTTGCCCGCACTCAGAACACCGCTTTCGTTCTGGGCGATGGCATCGGCAAGCCTCGCGGTTTCCTGACATATGCGGCGGCTGCAACGGCTGGCACGTATGAGCGCAATGCAATCACTCAGATCAACATGGGTTCGGCGGCAGCGTTGAACGCAGATGGCCTGATTGCGGTGCAGAACGCTCTGAAAGAAGAGTACCAGGCGGGCGCGGTTTTCGGCATGAAGCGCACCACGTTTGGCGCGGCGTTGCAGCTCAAGGGCAGCGACAACTATTTCTTCAGCCCGGTCCTTCTGCGTGACGGCCAAGCGTCCATTCAGCTTCTGGGCAAGCCCGTTTCCTTTATGGACGACATGCCCGCAGTCGCTGCAAACGCTCTGTCCATTGTCTATGCGGACTTTGGTCGTTTCTACACCGTCCTCGACCGCGTGGGCTTGCAGGTTCTGCGTGACCCGTACACGAACAAGGGCTTCGTGACCTACTACACAACCCAGCGCGTAGGCGGCGACGTGACGTCGTTCGATGCGGCTGTGATCGGAAAGGTGGCAGCATAATGGCACAATTTGACATGCGCAATAACGCGGAGTTTGGGCTTGCCCTCTCCGCTACCCTGAGCGGGACAACCGCAGCGGCTGGCAAGTGGATCGACATGCAGGGCTGGGAGGCGCTGACATTCAGCGTTTCCACCGGCACTGTCACCGATGCAGGCACCACATCGGGCTTTTCGTTCGAGGTGCAGGAAAGCGACACGACCGCAGCGGCAGACGCCACGGCAGTCGCAGATGCTGACCTGATCGGCACCGAGGCCGCGCTGACCGTCACAAGCGACGACGCTGACGACACGCTGGTTGGATCAATCGGCTACGTTGGCGGCAAGCGGTACGTTCGGATCGTGGCGACCGGGACAACCGGGACCGATGCAGCCGTTACCGTCCATGCCCGCAAGGACAAAGGCGCGATCATGGCAACGGCAACAATCGACGCCGGCACAGCCGCAACCTGATCTTAGCAGCGGGCCGCTACGGTGGCCCGTCACTAAGCGCAGGGGCAGCACATGACAAACATCAACTGGTCTGCACTTGTGGACGCCACTGAGGACAACAAGCGGGCGGCTGACATGCTGATCCGCACCGATGATGGCATAGAGCGGCGCACCGGATACGATGGCGGCTGGCTCTACCTGCACGACAGCGTACACACATCCAGCAACAAACAATCCATCACAGCCGACACGCTCACGCATGTGACGATTGACGGCTTGGCGGATGACAGCACAACCGACTTTCGCCGGGGCATTCCTCTGGACGTTTTCGGCAACAGCAGCACAATCCAGCCATTTGCGACCGGCGAAGTCTACAACATCAACTTGACATTTCGCATTAGCAAGAGCAGCAGCACGGCGACCTTTGCTGAAATCGACGTTGGCATTGGCGCGGATTACAGTACCATGATTGCGCGGGACCGGCGGTCACTGACCAAGGGCAGCGGCATTGAGGATTTTCTATTCTTCAACGGTACGCTGTTTGTCACTGAGCCTTTCGCGCGGTACGGGGCGCGGTTCTTTATCCAATGCTCCGAAGATGTTATGCTCTGGGACAAGGCTATCATGCTGCAAAGGACGCACAGCCCATGACGCGGATCAAGATTTTACGCACGTTTCAAATCAGCCTTGACGGGCTAACCGTCCAAACTTGGGGGCCGGGAACTGAGCGCGACGTTGACGACGCAACGCTTGCAATCCTGATTGGCGAGGGCGCTTGCGAGATTGTGACCAAAGCGCACCTTGCGGCACCGGAAAACAAGACGCGCAAGCGGGGCCGGAAATGAGGTTCAACCGCAAGTCCGTTAACGTCACAGCCTCGGATGACGATCCGGCCATTTCACTGGCGGCGATCAAGCCGTTCCTGCGGGTAGATGGTGATGTAGATGACGACATCATCACTGCCTACATTGCCACGGCGACGGAGGCGGTTAAGCAATACCTGCGGCGGGCGCTGTTGACCGAGACCTTCGTATTCAAGGCGGACGGCTTCACAGATGCTTACGGCGACGACCGCCTTTTGTCGCTTGGGCCGGGCGTCCACACGGCATCCAGGCCCTATGTCCTGGGCGGCGGCGAAACGCTGGACCTGCCCTTTGCACCGGTGGCGTCAGTCACTAGCGTTGTGACCTATGACCGCGACAATATCAGCAGCACATTCAGCGCATCGCGCTATGGCGTGGATACAGAAAGTGGACGCATCTACCTGCAAGAAGGCGAGACGTGGCCTAGCAATCTGCGGGCGCAAGACGCGGTGCAAGTGACCTACGTCGCAGGCTATGGCTCAGGCAACATCCCCGCGCCTATCCTTGAGGCGATCCGGCTCTATGTGTCGTCGCTCTATGATGGGACATGCGCGGGCATCGACATGCAGATGAAGGCGCTGTTGGCTCCTTATCGGCGCATGGATGAATTGGCATGGTGAATTGCTGCGCCACATCCAAATACAACGCGCGGCAGCTACGCGAGGCCGTGACGTTCCAGCGCGTGACCAACACGCAGGACGATTACGGCGCACGGGTGCAGACGTGGGCGGCGATCACGGACGCACCAACGCGAGCGATGGTTAAGCCAATGTCAGGCGGTGAGCGTTACGCATCGGCGCGGACTGAGGCCACATCAACGCATCGGATCGTGTGCAGGTACTTTGCCGACCTGACCGAAAAAGACCGCGTGGTGATCCGGGGCCGGGCGTACAACATCCGCTTCATTGCGAATGTGGACTTTGACGACCAATGGCTTGAAATCAGTGCAGAACTTGGGGCGGCGGTATGAGTAAAATATCCGTTGAGCTGGTTGGCAAAAAAAACATTGACCGCGCCTTGGCGCAGGCGGCGGCGGATGTCAAAAGCGCCGTTGAAACCGCAGTCGTCGGCACGGCTCTTGAGTTGCGCGGCAATATCGTAACCAGCATCGCGCGGGGGCCAGCATCGGGCCGGACGTATCAGAAGTACAACCCGCGCCGGGTCCACACGGCATCCGCACCGGGACAACCGCCAATGACTGACACCGGGCGGCTGGCGAACAACATCTATTTTGAGCGACTTGGGGCCACAACGGCGGCGGTGGGCAGCACATTGGCGTATGCGGTTTACCTTGAGTACGGAACGCCAACAATCGCGGCGCGTCCGTTTTTCCGTCCGGCAGTCGAAGAAATCCGGCCTAAGTTTCTCAGGCGACTTGAGAAAGCCCTCGGAGACACATTGAGATGAACTTTGCAGCCGTATCACAGGCCGTGCGGGCGCGACTGGCGGGCGATGCAACGCTGTCGGCGCTGGTGACGTATGTCGGATACGACAAGCCCCAAGACACGCAGCCGGAAAGCAGCATCCCGTTCCCTTACACCATCATCGAGGACGTGGCTGGAACGGCGTGGGACACCAAAACCAGCGAAGGCGGGAACCAGCTTATTCAAGTGACGACCTACGCGCGGCCGACCGACACGCGGAGCGCGGTGGACATCGCAGACGCGGCGGCTCAGGCGGCTTATGACGCGCTGCATAGGTTCGATCTGGTCATAGCGGGGGCGCACACTGTGAACTGTCTATTCGAGGAAAGCCCCGGCAACATTCCAGATCCCGATGGGTTTACTCGATACAGGCCGATGACATTCCGCATCGTCTATGAGGCGGGCGAGTAACTTTGCAGTTTTGCAAAGGCGTGGTATAAGTTTGCAAAGCCAATGAAAGGGCAAAACGATGACAGCAGAGAGCGGGCGCGATCTACGGATCAGCTACAATAGCGGCTCAGGCATGGCGGTGGTAGCGGGAGCGCGTACCGACAGCCTGACATTCAACAACGAGGCAATCGACATCACCGACAAAGATGATGCGGGCGTCCGGACCTATCTGGACGACATCGGCGTCAAGAGCATGTCCCTGTCCTGCACGGGCGTTGCCAAGGCATCGACATTCGCAGCACTTGCGGCGGCGGCATCATCCGGCACGGCATTGCACGACTTTCAGGTCGAACTTGGCAGCTTCGCCACCTATTCGGGGTCGTTCTTCATCACGTCTTTTGAAGCGACGGGCGAACAGGCCGATACGATCACCTTCACAATGTCGCTGGAAAGCAGCGGCGCGATCACGGCGTCCTGATGAGCGTTTTTCGTGAAGTCCGAATTGAGTTGGACGGGAAAGAATACTGGTTCACCCCGTCCAACAAATTCCTGCGCAGGATCGACGCTGGCCTAGCGCCTCAAACGCTGTTGGGCGTTGTCGGGACAATGGACGGCAAGAACGTGCCGCTCCCTGCCCTTGCCTACATCATTTCAGAGATGGTGCAGGAAGGCGGCGGCAATGTTGACGAGGACGACGTTCTGGCATCGCTCTATGACGACCTGACCAACAACGGCGGGAACGGCATTGGTCCTCTTGTGCAGTGCATTGGCGATTGCATCACGCCACCGGGGCGACCTGAAAAAAACTTACCAGCCCCGGCGCAAACCGGGGACAAGAAAAAGTCCCGACGCAAATAGACTGGACTGGCATGTATGTCACGGCCAGAAGTTGGGGCATACAGCCAAGCGAGTTTTGGGCAATGACGATGGTTGAATGGTTCGCTGAGGCGCAGCTTCACCAGAAGCAAAACGAAGGTCAGAAGCCCGTCAAAGGCCATTTGTCAGACGCCGAGGTTGACCGCCTCAAGCTGTTGTTAGAGGACTGATATGGCGCTCCCAAAGCTACAGGTTCAAGTTACTGCGGATACCAAACAGGCCGAAGATGGTCTGAAAAAAGTATCAGGTGACATCGGACAGGTCGAAAAGGCGTCAACAAGGGCAGTTTCGGCGGTCAAGGCGTTTGCTGTCGGTCTTGCCAGCATTGCGACAGTTTCGGCTGTTTTCTCAAGGGCAGTTGCCGAAAGTCAGAAGTTTGAAACAACGATGTTTCGGATTGGCGCTGTCATTAAGGCGACCGGAGGCGTAGCAGGACGCACCGCTGACGACCTTCGCAGCTTCGCCAGAGAACTTGCAATGAATACGCTGGAAAGCACTGAGGGCGTGCTTGAGGCGCAGCAGCGTTTGCTGACATTCCGCAAAGTCACTGGCGATGTATTCGACCGGACAATTCGCGTAGCGGCTGACCTTTCGGCTGTTCTGGGTCAGAACATGAGCAGTTCCGCCATTCAGTTGGGGCGGGCGCTAGAGGACCCGGTTACTGGACTGACTGCGCTAACACGCAGCGGAACAGTATTTACCGACCAGCAAAAGGAAATGGTCAAGCAGTTGGTCGAAAGCGGCCAGCTACTAAAGGCGCAAACCTTCATTCTGGATGAACTAGAAGCGCAATATGGCGGCGCTGCGGTTGCGGCGGCGCAAGGCTATGCTGGTGCGCTAGATACTTTAGGCCAAAGGCTTCAAGAGTTTTTCCTTTCTATTGACGAAAACTTGGGGCTGACCAAGGCGCTTTCGGCAATCTACCTGACAGCATCCGAGGCGCTGCGCGTCCTGACCGAAAACATGGGCCGATTGGTCACTTACATTGGCACGGCAATGGCGGCATCTGTTGCTTATGCGGCGTTTATGGCGCGGGGCTGGGTCGCGGCATTTGTCGCGGCAAGGGTGGCGACGTTTAGCCTTGCTGGGGCAATGGCATTCTTGCGCACGGCTCTAATCAGGACGGGCATCGGGGCCGTTGTCGTCTTGGCGGGCGAGGCGGTTTACCAATTCACCAGAATGACGCAAGCCGTTGGCTCTATCGGCGAAGCAATGGGCCTCTTGGGCGACGTTGCTGTTGAGGTATGGGGCCGCATCAAGGATGGCGCGGCAGCAATGGTCATGTCTATCAAGGCGACATTCCTGGAGATGGAAGGCTATTTCTTGGGGTCAATTTCCCGCATGGCAATGAAGGCGTCCGACTTCTTCCTATCCATGTCAGAGGGCGTTGCTGGCATTCCCGGCATGGAAGGGCTTGCGGGCGGGCTTATGTCGGCATCCAACGCTTTCCTGCGCGGCGCGGCTGGCACATCCCAAGCCGGGCAAATGTCGCTTAATCAGGCTGGCGGCTTGCGGAATGAAGCGTCGGGCCTGTTTGGCGGGCTATCTGCACCGCTTGAGAGCGTCCAGAAGATCAAAGACCTACTCGGATCAATCAAGGATGAGCGCATCACCCTGCCTGATTTGTTGGGAGTGGCATCCGAGGAAGGCGAAGGCGGCAAGGGCGGAAAAAGCGCATCCGAAAAGCTGGATGAAGAACTGACCGCGCAAGAGGATCGCGTAAAGCAGCACTTTGACACGATCAAGGCGCTTGCTCAGGGCGGCTTGTCCGACAAGCTGGGCGCATGGGGCGATTACTTCGGCAACCTTGCATCGCTCACCGGCATGAACAACAAGAAGCTGCTGCAGGCTCAGAAATCCTTTGCGGCGGCGCAGGCGCTGATTGACGCATGGGGCGCACACAACAAGGTTCTGAACGATCCGACCTTGCCTTGGTGGGCGCGTATCGCATCGGCGGGGCAGGTTCTGGCGGCTGGCATCGGCGCAGTAAGCGCAATTCGCGGCGTATCTGACAGCGGGGCAGCTACAGGCGGTTCGGCATCGTCAGCCACAACGGGCGGCACATCATCCGCACCCGCGCTACCAACCCAAACCGTCGCAATCAACCTGCAAGGCGACACATTCAGTCGGTCAAGTGTCGAGGGCTTGCTAGAGCAAATCCAATCGCAGCTAGACCGGGGCGGAAGGCTGGTGTTCTCATGAGCGTTGTAATCTCATCGGGCTTTACCGGCATTGCCGAGCCTATTGACCATCCCCGCATCGGCTTTGACGCGCCTGTATCAGAAGGTACGGCCAGTAGCAGCGCAGACGGGTATGATCCGAACTGGGCGGCGGATGGCGAAACATGGAGCGTTTGGGAGGCGGGCGGCAACACGTCATCGCTCACAATCTCATTCCCGTCGCAGACCATCAGCTATGCGGGCATCGCAGCGCACAACCTCGCCAGCATCGGCGGGACGGTTAGCTGTTCGGCAGGCGGCAGCATCAGCCCGACCGATAACGACGCCGTGATGTTCCTCTTTGCACCGCAGACAGCATCAAGCGTGACATTCACGTTCTCAGGCGGTGGACCGGCGCGAGTGGCGGTTGCGCGGGCCGGGGCCGTGCTGGAAATGCCGCAGCTTTCGACGTACACGGGACTGCCTATCTCGGAGAGCAAACAGGTTCGGTTCCGCTACAACCAGAGCATCACGGGCGATGTTCTAGGCCGCGCATCTGAGGCGGCAGAGCGGCGTTTCGATCTGACCGTCCAAAACCTGCCCGAAACATTCCGGGCGGCAGCGGGCGCGATTACATGGCGCGGCTTCCTTGCGCATGTTGACGGCGGAAACCCGTTCTTCATTGCCGCCAAGCCTCTTAGCTATCCCGACGATGTAGCCTATGTGCAGGCGACAGAGCGGCCACGGTTCACACGCGAGAGGCCAAACGCGAACAACGCGGGCGCGGTCACGTTCCAGTGTCTTGGGTATGCAGCGCCATGAGTAAGATTGTCCAAGTCATCGAGCTACGGCAAAAGCGATGCAGTTTGCGCTATGGCGTGGGCGCTTGCACCGCGCCGATTGCTGAGGACACGGTAAAGTGTTTTCAGACCTACGCGACATGCCAAGCCAAGGACGTGTTCAATCAAGAGGGCGGCTTGTCGTGGTACTTCCACCGGCCAGGCGATCCGGTTCCACCAACGGCGGCGCTTGCGGGGTCCAATTTCATCTACCCGCCTTCCATGCCGATCCTGCAAACGGTTCGGACTGAGGCAACCCGCCTAAACATCGGGGCCGTGCGCGAAGGTGAAAGCCCGTTCGGAATGCGTGGCACCATTTCCGTATCGCTCAAGGACTTTGAGTTTCGCAACCAGTTTGGCGACTTCTACGCGGACGAGCGCACCGTCAGGGGCAGCTTGGGGCGGCTCTTGCTGGCGTGGATAGGTGAGGCGGTCCCACAGCTTGAAATGTATCTCTACACCGGGACCGGAGACGACGCGGCGCTGACCGATATGACCGTGCGGCGCTATGACGTGACCAACATCACGCCACCGTCCAACGGCGTTTGGTCGATCAGCGCGATTGATCCTTTGGGCAGGGCGGAGCGCAAGAAGGCGCAGTTTCCCCCGGCGACCGATCTTCGCTTGCAATCGGGCATCAACGCCACGACAACCGCAATTAGCGTGAGCGGGCTGGAAACCGACGTCAACAAGCCGATGGGCAATGACGGATATTTCTATGGCCGTATCGGCTCCGAAGTGATCCGGTATTCAGGCTACACCGGCGAAAACGGCGTGTGGGCGCTGACAGGCGTCGTCAGGGGCATGTTCGGTACTGAACAGGGAAATCATGCCGTTGATGACGGGATGCAGCGCGTTGGCCACTATGATCGGGCCTTGTATTGGCAGATGGTCTATGACCTGTTGACCAATCACACGACAATCCCGGCTGACCTGATCCCGTACACCCGCGACGGGGACAACCCGACATGGGAGCGCGAGGGGCTTGGGTATCTGTCCACATTGCGCGGCACCGGCACTTTCACGGAACCCCGCGCCGTTGCCGAGATATGCGCCGAGGCCATGCGCGATGGCATGTTCTCGATATGGTGGGACGAGCGGGAACAGCAAATCCAAATGCTGGCAAACCGACAGCCGACCGAAACCCCGGTTGCAATCACAGAGCGCAATGCAATCGTTTCCAGTGCGATCAAGCGGACGCCGGATGACCGCCGCACCCGCGTGACGATCTTCTACGGCAGACGCGACCCGACCGAAAGCCTGACCGATGGCAAGAACTACGCAACCCAGCGCATTCGGATC